CGATCGCGGCCGCCGAGGCGCTTGATGTGATGCAGCGAGAACCCGACCGCGGCCATGATCCGCAGCACGATCTCGTTGTCGGCCATCGTGGTCTTGATCACCATCTGGCAGCCGACCGTGTAGAACGGGTAATCGTACATGATCTGAATGGTGCGCCTCGACAGCCAGTTGGTGCCGGGCAGCGCCGCTCCGCTGATCTCGATCGTGCCGACCTCGGGGCACCAGTTGCGATAGACCAGCCCGCCCAGCAGGCCGGTTTCATCGACCACGCCGATGGCGCGGCACTTGCCGAAGCCGCGCTCCCGGCACTCGGGGATCAGCTGCGCCACGAACGCCGCTACCACCTCGTCATGACCGAACACGTAGTCGAGCATTAATCAGATCCTAATTGTTGAACGAGTTACTCCAGCCGAGCGGCAATGCGCCTTGCGGATTGTCGACGCTGTAAGGGCTGAGGAAGCCTGGCGGCATCTGCGCGCCGGGCGCGTACTGGCTCGGCGTGCCGGCGTTGGGGAAGCCCATGCCAAAACGGCCTTGGAACGCGCCGCCGCCCATCGCTGGGTTGGCGAATGAATTTTGCATGGCTGGGTTGTAGCCGATGTTGGGCATCGGGCTTTGCGGGGTAAATCCGATGTCGCCGGGCTGCTTGGCCCCGTTGTACGGTATCCCGTAATTGCCTTGGTCGCCTGCATAGGTGCCGGGGTTGAAGTAGCTGGCGTTTGCCCCACCAGTCCGCATGCGGTTCATGCTTGCACTGCCGCCGGGAATAAACCCACCAGTGCCGCCCATGCTGGCAGGATCAAAACTGAACGCGCTTTGAGGGGTTCTTTGGGCCGGGTACCAACTGCTGTCGCCTAGAGGATAGGGGTGGTCTACCGGTGGCGCGATCTGTGGCGGCGCGCCCCACGGCGTGTCGTCTGGCGCACGGGCGGCATCGCTGCCGATGCCACCCGTGCCCATTCGTGCAGCGTTCATACTCCGACTGCCGCCGGGGATAAAACCGCCTGTCGCCCTGCCGTATGCCGCCCCGGCCGCGGCGTAGGCCGCCGGCTGCGCGCCGAAATAGCCACCGCTGTTGGCGAATGGGTTGAATTGCGCGGCGTTCGGGTTCCAGCCCATCCCGGCATTGATCTGCGCCGAGCTCATCGCCGGCTGGCCGGTCGCGGCGTTGCCGCCGAGAGTGCCACCACTGCCACCTACAAACGGATCAAACCAATAAGAAGGCATCGACATTGCGCTCTCCTATACGTTGACGCCCGCGCGATCGAACGTGGCGGCAATTGAAATCAGATCCACGATCGGCCTGGCGTTTTGCGCCACCGTCACCTGAACGACCGGCGCGTGCGAATAGCCGGTCATGCCGATCGATACCCACATCGTGTTGCGCACCGATGGTGTTGGCGCAGTGGCGTCCCATAACGCCGTGTCCCACAAGCCCTCGTCCCAGAGGTCGAGCAGCCCCGGATCCGGCCCGGCATTAGGCTGCGGTGGCAAGGTCACGACATAGTCGGTAGTCGCAGCCAGTTGCGGCTGGAACGGCTCGCCAGCGCGAGAGAAGAACGATGCCCGCGCCTGCCGCCAAGTGATGGTCTGCGATGGCGAAGAGAACATCTCCCAGCCGCCGACCAGCGTCGCGACATACGGCACGCCATTGTCGTAGCCAGTGCGGTCGGCCAGCATGATCTGGCCGGTCTGGGCGCCGAAGAACATGTCGCCGCCCAGCCGCATGAAGCACATCGCGTCCCAGCCGGTGAAGCGTGCCCATGCGCCGGTCGCCGAGTTGACAACCAGGCAGCGCTGCTTGCCGGGCAGGCCGCCCGGTAGCGTGACAAAGATCCCGCCGTATTCGTCCCACTTGCACAGCGTCCAGTGATGCTCGCGCTTGTCGTTGACCTCGTCGCGCCACATCGGCTTGATGTTGCGAGTTATCGCGGCCAGTTCCAGCTCGGCGCGGGATTTCGTAATCGCGCCGCTGGTGGGAAGGATGCCGTCAACAGTCGCGATCAGCAGATCACCGCCGACCGCCAGATGCGCGTTCATGCCCAACGGCGGCGACATTTCGTAGCGACCCTCCTGCCGCCAGTTGGTGGGGCTGGAAGGATCGCCGCCGGTAAAGATCAGCAGTTCGCCGAGGTCGGTGCAGAACACCAGCTTGTCGTCGATGCCATCGCCGGCGTCGATCGACCACGTCGCGCAAAACAGCAGCTTGCCGCCCTTGGTGGCCGCGCCCGACAGCGGGAGTAGGTTCAGCTGTCCGCCCACCGCGTTCAGCCCGAGATACCAGGCGTTCATGCTCTGGCGCTCGATGAAGAACAGCCGGTTGCGATATTTGCAGACGTAGGTCAGCGCCTCGCCGTTTTCGACCGGCGTTCCCGCCGGGCCGATGATCCACGGCGCGTCGTCGGAGGCGAGGTCGAAGGTCCAATAGGTCGGATGCGCGATACGGTCGGCCTCGAACGTGCCCGATCCGGCGCTGGTGTGCGCGACCAGGCATTTGTAGCGCGCGCCGCTTACCGTATCGCGCGCCAAGTCATCGACCGCGTAAGCGTGGCTGACAGCCCAATCCGCAGGCGTTGTCGTGGTGAGCGAGGTCCAGGTCGTGCCGTCGTAGCGCAGCAGCGGGTCGCCGGCATCGTCCGCCACGATCATGAAATCGCCGCCCTGATTGGCGAGTTGTGAAGCGACATGGTTGCCCGACGTCCGGGTGGCGTCGACCTCAACCGGCGTCGAAGTCGTGACGTTGTAGATCTTGGTCTGGTTGGCGGCAAAAATCTGGTGCTTGGTGCCGCTGTTGTACTCGAACGCGGAAATGACCGGCGTCGTCTCCGGCAGCTGGCACCATTCCTCGCAGCCGCCGCGCAGGCTGACGCCGCGCATGGTCGGCTTCCAGTTGTCACAGACCAGCGCCGCGCCGGGCTGCATAAAGGCTTCGTTCTCGTTCAGGATCAGTCCGCGGGTCGGGGCGGGGATCGTGATGGTCTGCAACTGTTGCGCCGCCTGCGGCGGCACCGGGGATCTGCGGAAAAACTGGTGCTGGCTCATGGCCCCACCCAGGCATTCGAGCTTCCCCTGTAGATCGCCCGGCCCCGGCCAACGATGATCGGACCGGGGCTGTCATGGCCCATCGCATAGGTCAGCGCGTCGCCATAGGTGCCCATGTCCTCGGCGTAAGGCGATCCCTTCTGCGCCTTCCACTGCCAGATCATCCCGAGTTTGAAAACACGCTCGTCCAGTGCAAACCTGTCGTCGTCGTTCTGGAAAACGTCGTTGACGCCGCCGCTACCAAGTCTCACGCAATTCTTGTGAAGGTAAGCGAAATAAGCGCTCTGATCAGATGCCAGTGCGGGAAAAATATGCATTTGCCCGCCCATCATCGTCCACTCACCCCACGCATTATCACTGTCACCGTTGTCGACGCGGCGGTTGAGCCACTCGTCGGTGTCGGGAACAAAGTGCATCGCCGTTTGCGACGAGGTCGAGCGCCATACGTTGGAGGTCAGCAGCATCCGCTTGTAGTCGGCTGGCAGATCCCACGCCGTGGTAACGCCGTCGCCGATGAAGGTCGTGGTCTTCTTCAGCGTGGTCCAGTCGCGGTTGTCATAGGCAATGCGCTGCGCCATCTCGTTGGCGAGTGACAGCATTTCCTGCATGGTCCTGTTGCCGGTGATGTTGGAAAACACGCTGGTCGGGATAGTGACCCCGACCGCCGCGCACACATCCCGCACCACCGACAACAGGGTCATCGTCATGCCGCCTTCGTCGTTGAGTTGCTGGCGGCGTCACGCGCCAGCCGGATTAGGGTTTTGCGGTTCATCGATCCCAACGGAGCTTGGCCGGTGTTGGTGGTGACGAACTCGCGCAGTTCATCCAGGTTCATACCGTCGAAGCGGTCCTCGCGCGTCGGGGCGAACTCTGGTCCTCGGTCCTTGATGGCGCGGATGTCTTCCTCGAGCAGCGCGTTCTTGGCGCGCAGCGCCTCCAGTTCAGACAGCATCTGGGTGTTCGGTGCGCCAGTTCGTGCTTCCTCCAGATACTCCATCGCCTTGTTCTTGAGGTCGCGGCCGTGCATGCCGAGGTTCTTCAGCTCCAGTCCGTCGATCGCCGCTAAGGCCTCGATGGTGTAGATGTTCTGTGCGCGAAGTTCGGCGCGGCGTGCCTCGGTTAGGAAACGCCCGTAATCCAGCGGCGTGCCCGACTTGGTCTGCACGGCCTCGGCTTTGAACTGCTGATATTGTCGCCGGAAACGCTCGGCGTAGGTCAACGCCTGCTGGCTGCCATCGGGTGCGGTGATCCAGTGCGAGAAGCCAGTGGCAGGATAACAGCCGACGTTCTTGGAGCCGGGATAGCGTAGTTCGACCACCTCCATATCGTCAAACACCGGGCGATTTTGCTTGATGCTTTCGGTTTCGTTCTTGGTCGCCATCATCTTGAACAGAGCAACGACTGAGGCATCGGGGTCTTGCTGGATAGCCATAGGCGGGATTTCCTTCCGTTGTTAATTGGTCCGGAGCCGTCTTCGGCAAAGCGCTCGGAAGGCGTTAGATCCTTGCCGGGACGGCTCCGGTTTCTGCGGGGCGGTTGGAGGCCACTTCCGCAAAAGTTGTATTAGGCAGCCGGATTACTGTCGTAGAAGCGCCAATTGAAGAACGGGTTGACCATAGTAAGTTCCCCCATCCAGCCAATGAATTGCGCCACCGCGTCCTTATCAATCGGCATCATGCCGTCGCCTTCGAACAGGGTGTCGAAATTTCGGTTTGGATGGTAACGCAACCTCAAGCTGTCGGTGTCGATGCCAAAGGTCGTGTTCGCCGGCATGTTGGATCCGATGCCGCCATCCATCACGATTTCCGCGCGCTTGCCGCCGCCGACATACTCCAGCGAGCTGAAGCCCAGCTTGCCCATCGAGGTCTCATTGGTGATGCGCTGGATCGCCACCGTGGCGGCGTCGTAAGCCGCGTAATGCTCGGGGCTCATGATCAAGAGATCCGCATAGTCCTTGCCGCGGGACTGCTTGGTCATGATCAGGTTGAGCATCGGGCGGATGGTGGTCGAGTTGACTTGCGTGCCGATCGACGTGAACGGCGCGGCGTTGGCGTCGTAAGTCGCCGTTCGCCACACCGCGTTCGCCGCCGGGGCACGATCGATGCCGCCATAGACGCCGGTATTGTTGATGATCGGAATGGCGGTCGCCAGCCCGGTCAGCTGCTTGCCGCCGTTCAGCGAACCGTCGCCGTACAGCGCAGCATCCATGATGTCCTCGAGGCTGCGCTCAGCCGCGTCGATGTAGCTGTCATAGACATCCATCAGCTGGCCTTCACCCTCGTTGTTGAGGATTTCCTGCATGCTGAGGATGACGGGAACGACAACCATCTTCGGCTCGAAGTAGGCGTCGTTGAACAGATCGATCGCCGGATTAAGCAGCTGGTCATAGCCGCTGTACCACTGGCCGATCTGCTTCGCGACTTGCAGCGTCTGGCGAATGCGGGGGCCGTGATAGGTCTGCCAGAGGCCTTTGCGCTTCATCACTGCGAGCAGTGCGTTGTTGTTGCTCACAAGGTCTTGGTAACCGCTCGCGCGCTGCTCGAGCGACATGCTTAGGATTTGCATGTATTGGGCATTACTCGTCAGGTTGGGCATTGCCCTTGTCCTTTCATCGGTTGAAACTCAGACGTGACTACATCGAGCCTTGAACGCGACGGATCGCGTTCTGAACGGCTTCTCTGCGACTTGGCGGCGGTCCCTTCGGCCGTGACTGGCCATTCGATGGGCCAGCTTCGGGCGCGCCGGAAATGCTGCGGTCAATGTTCGGAGGTCGGGTCTGAGCCGATGCGGTGCGGGTCTGAGCCGCGTGCGTGGCAGGATGAAGCAACTCTGCCCTTCGATAGGCCGTCTCCAGATCGAAGCCGAGTTTCAACTCGTTCTCAATCAACGGCCCAAGCTCATCAAACCTCGGATGCTGATCAGCAAACTGATCAACTTGCGACCGGGTATAATGAAACTGCTGCGCAGTATGCAGTTGATGCAATGCGCCTTTCAACCCCGTAACTTCCCGGTGCAACGCGCCGATCTGCTGTTGCGCGGCTGACTGCTGGTTGCCCTGCTGGAGCTGCTTCAACTGCTCCGGGGTCTGGCTGAGAACGTGATAGGCAATGTCGCGTAGATTGAGGCGACGCCCGGTCTCCGGATCGGTGAGGCCGAGGTTGTAGACAATGTTGTCCAGTCCGGCCACCGGGTCCGCACGCAGCTTCATCTCAATGCCGGTGTAGCTTTCCAGTGCCTTCTCCAGCGTCGTGCCATGCGCCTGCGCCATCGCGTGATACTTGGCGACCGGCATGAACGCCTCGGCTGCGCCGCGGTACTGCTGATAGGCCCCGTCGAATTCACGGTGCATCCGGTAGACATCGGCGCGGACGCTTTCCGGTGCCGCCGCCCATTCCGCCTTGCCAGGCTCGGAGAACCGCGGCGGCGGCTCCCGATACGGGGCGTGATCGGGCAGCGGGTTGGCGCGCGGTTGCTGGCCAGGCTGGCCAGGTTGGCCAGCATTGGCCAATTCTGGCCGCTGTTCGTCCTTGACTTCCGCCGGCTGGCGCGGCGCGAACTGCCCCCGCTCGCCGCGCGGCACATCGCCGGCCGGACGTTTCCTGAGGTCGAACTTCTCAGTCGGCGTGTCCTCAGGCGGCTGATTGTGGCCCTTCTTAGCCTCGGCGGGCTTCGCCTCCTTTGCCTCCTTTGCCTCAGCTGGCTTGGATTTTGGCGGTGGGTTATTGGCGCGGTCGAATGCGGCTTGAATGGCCTCACGCCGGCTCATCGGCCGGTGCTCGGATCCCTTGACGTCGCCGGTCGGCGCGTCCGGAGCCTGCGGCCCCAACGGGTTCGGCGTGTTGGTCGGGTTCTGGTTGATCGTCACCTCGTAATTCGAGGGCGTCGGCGCAGTTGGGGCAGTCGGTGTGGTCGGCGAACTCGGAGGCGCGCTGGATGTATCGGTCATGGGCTGGGTTCCTTCCTGATTTGTTCCGGTCAGACTGACCGTTGCGGACGCTCGCCCGCGCGATAGCGCGCGACGGCCTGCCGGATGGCTTGCCGCCGTGCTTCCTTCTGTTGCTTGCTGCTGGAGGCGCGCGCCTTCGGCTTGGCAGTTTTCTCGTTGCCAACCTCGGTCAGACCGTGGGCTTTGGTAACCGCCCGAAACGCCGCCTTGCTTGCGTAGAACCGGCCGTCAACGTGCTCGGTCGGCTCCATGCTGTCGCTGATCACGCTCGGGAGCGGGAGGTCGCTCCGCGCCGGGGTCAGCGGTGGACGCTTGACGCGCCACTTCCCCGGCTCGACTTCTATCAATTCCACCATCGTTGGCCGTCATTATCGTCGCGGCGACAAACGTCACTGGCAGACCTCCAATCGCCAGACTGACCTTGGTCACCGCTATGCCCCTTCCATTGGTCGCTTCAGTCACCGGGACACCCAGTCCCGGCTTGGTTGCCGTCACGTCGATCACCGGCATGCCGCCGGACGCCTTGGTCACGACAGCGATCGCCATCAGCGCGTCCTCATTCGATGCATCGGCTCGAACTCATCTCTTTCAATCGGCGGTCGCGGCACCCGAACCTGTGCCGGCTCCGTTGCCGTCGCTCCCGGCTCATTGATGCTGACCGGGCTTGTCGTCACCGTGAAACACGGCGCCAGCGGCTCATTGACGCTTTTGATGCTCGGCACCCACGCCGTCATCGTCGCTTCCCTCTGGCCGGCGTGAAGTCACCCTCTTCGCGGGATTGCTCGAGTTCGTCCTCGAGTTCGTCTGGGTCGGAATAATCGGCGTCAGCGTCATGACCGGGAGGCGTGGCGGTCGAAACCGACGTTGTGCGCCACTGCCCCTCGGCCTCCGGTGTCTCGGCCGCCTTAAACGTAAACGGCATCGTGTTGCTCTCGATCGGACCGTTGCGGACGCCAACCTGAACCGTATCCGGCCCCTGCCACACCGCCATGTTGACCCCGGTCGACAGCTTGCCGTCTTCGAACGTCGTCGGCTCGTCCTGCCCGGCAAATACCAGCGTGCTCTGCTCATAGAAGCCGGTGCCGCTGACGTAGATCCGGAAATCTGGATCCCCCAACGTGCACTCGGTCGGCTCCAGCCCGGTAACAACCGGGGCTTCGGTTGCCCATTCCGGCAGCGCCGGCGGCTCGTTCGGGCTTGCCGGCGTCAGGGTTCTCTCTCTGACGCCCTCCGGCTCATTGATGGCAATGCCGCTCATCGCTTCCTGCCTTTCTTGTCGTTCTCGTCGTCCTCGTCCTCGTCGTCATCCTTGGCCTTGGCCTTTGGCTTCGGCTGGTCCTGCTTGGCTTCGCCAGCCTGCTTCTTCTGCTCGGCGTCGAGCGCTTCCTTCACTTGCTTGGCGGCGGCGTCGTGTTCCGCCTGCTGTTTTTGCTGCTCCTTACGGCGCTCGGCATCGATGTTATTGCTGATCTGCGTCTGCATCTCATGCGTCGGGATGCCGTCCTTGACCTCATTCTTGCCGCCACTGCTGCCTTCACTGACCTTCGGCGCGCTCCCGATGTCGACGCTGCGGCCCTCGACCGCTGCCTCGGTGTTGCGCTTGATCGTCTCCAGCTCGGCTTCCGGATTGATGTCCGGCGTGTTCGGCGGCTCGTCGCGCGACGCCCGCATCTTCTCTTTCTGCGCCTCGGTGTAGCCGCCGGGAATGCCCAGATCCTCGTTCTGCTTTGGGTCGGTTTGCGGCGTCAGTTCAGCACCGTCGCGCGCGCGCTCGACTTCGCGGTCGCTGGGCTTGGTATCGGAGGCGGTGCGCTCGCCTTCGTTCAGCTTGAGGCCCTGCTCGTCATTCTCGGGTGTGGTCCTTTTCGTGGTCATGTCAGGGTCCAGTTCACGGTTGAGGTTACGCCACCATTGGTCACGACGTAGCAGGGCAGCGTTCCGGCTGATGTCTTCTTCAGCGCGGTCGCGACCGTCAGCGACGTCGGGCTAACATATTGCGTGTTCTGCGCGATGCCGTTGACGTAAAGCACGCTGGAGCGGTTGAACAGCGTCCCAGTTGCCGTTAGCGACGTGGTGCCGACGCCAGAGACGTTACTCGCTCCGGTCACGCCGGTCAGCGTCGAGGCGACGGTTGCCGACAAGCTCGAGGCATGGGTCGCGTTCGGGTTGCTGGAATAGGCGGGCGGGTTGAGGACGACCCACGTCGTGGTCCATGTCGCGCCGGATTGCAGCGTGCTGGTCACCGACAGCGGCACTTCCGCGCCACGGCCCTCGTGATCGACGCTGACGCCGGCACCGGGCGCGCCCGCGGTATTGCTGGCGGCGACCTTGATGGCGAATAACGTCAGCGCACCGGCCGGGTCGTTGATGGTGTTCGCATTGGCTGGCGTTAACAGCCGCGAGTTGGGGATTGCCGCCGGAATGCCGTCATCGACATACGGCTGTGCCGGATCGAGCGGCGGCGTGTTGCCGACGTAACTCAGGTTGGTCGGCGGCGTAGGGTTCGGCGGCGTTACCGTAAACGCATTTTGGGCCATCTAGGTCTCTCCTTTGGTTGCTACCATCGTCTCAGATACACCTTCCGACCGAATTTCAGTTCCATTGGCTTGGGCGGGATCCGTGTGACATCCAGAAACGCAGATTGTCCCGCCATCCTCAGCACGCCCGCCGATACCGGCATTACGATATCGCCCTCGACCGCTGTGTAGGTCAGGAACGCCATTTGGCTGTTCACTGTCACCATACTAACAGCGGCCGGCATGATGCGGCTGTACCGTAAAACTGCGGTCCGTCCCGATAGAACCGGGAAGCCCAGTCCGGCAGGCAGCACCTTTGCGCCCGCGCCGGAATAGATCAGGTTGACAACCGGCCCCGCCAGCGTCAGCTGACCCTTGCCAGCAGCGCCCTTCCGCCCATAAGCCAGCCTGTTGGCCTGCCCGGCCAGCGCCAGGATGCCCAGCCCGCCCGCTGTCCGGCGATCGGCGTCGAGGTCGGCAATCTGCCCCGCCAGCGTCAATGTGCCGTTTACCGAAGGCATCTTGCGCGAACGGGCCAGCGTCGCCGTCTGACCCGATGCAGCCAGAAAACCGATCCCGCCGGGCATCGACTTCGGCCCGGCCCCCGAATAAATCAGGTTAACGGTCGGTCCCGCCAGCGTCAGCGTGCCATTGACCGCCGGCATCTTGCGGCTGCGCGCCAACCTGGCTATTTGGCCCGCCGCTGTCAGTGTGCCGTTGACCGCCGGCATTGTGTACGGCGACCCGCTGGCTGGGTCGTTGGTTTCAACCAGATCGATAGAGTAGTTAGTTCCGCTGGCACTGCCGGGCTGCGCGCTACCGACGATCGTCAGGCCGTTGCCCATCACCGCCGCGGTCTGCGCCTGGCTCCAGTCAGTCAGCGTGAACTTAAACATTGTGGTAGCAATCGAACTGCTACTCGCAAACCGCTGCCCCGCTGTCGGCGTGGTGTTGGCGTTGTAGAACGTCACCACCAGCCAATCGTTGGCGGCCAGCGCCAGACCAGCGTGCGTGATGAAATCCGACGTTGCCGTGCTGCCAGCGGCGATGGCGACGGTGTTGGAGCCAGCGAACGTCAGCCGGAACGGCGTCATCGTCATGTCGGACGACGAGGCCGAAATCGCCGTCCCGTTCCACTTGCCGAATGCGGCGCCGAGAATGGTCAACCCGTTGGTGACCGACGATGCCCTAAACCGAACCCTCAGCTGACCGTTGCTGGCGGCAGACAGTTTGACGAAGACGCGGAAATTCGCCCCCGTATTGTTGTCGTTGCCACTAAGCGCAGGCGTTGCTGTGAATGCGGTGACGGCCATGTCACGGCGTCATCGTCAGCTGGATCATGCCGTTAGTCGGGTCGAAATCGACCGTGAACGTCTCGGTATCGGCCAGCGTGATGCTCGAGCCGTAGTCGTAATAGCCGACGACCTTGCTGGTGGCGCTGCTGTTGTAGATGATGGCGTAACGGAACGGCCCGATGCCGGCCGCGGTGGCCGTGAACACCGTGTCTGCGATCACCAGCTTGAACACGTAGGCCGAGGTTGTTGCCGAACTAGTCGTCAATGTATTGCCACCCGCGGTATAGCCGCCGACCGCCGCCGGGGCTGGGTAGACCGTGGTGTTCCACACCGTGTCGGTCAACGGCGTCGGCGCGGTGTTGGTCAGCGCACATTTGAACACCGCAGTTGCCATGTTATGGCCGGCCTTGGCCACCTCATCGACGAAGAAATTGTACTTTGTAAAAGCTGCCACTAGCCCCTCCTGTTCATCTGGAAACCCAAGGTCCGAGCAAATACCGCTGCCGCCGTCCCATGTGCCAGACCTGTGGCAGTGGAGGAGCGCGACGTGCTACGTCCAAAATGACGGGCTTGCCGGACAGCACTAGCGCGCCTGTTCCAGCCGTCAGCGTGTAGCTCACCGCCGTCGATGGCGTGTAAACGAGGCCTGCTGATCGCCCGACCAATCGAAGCGACCCTGTATCGGCCGCGAGCTGATATGAGCCAGCTGTCGTTAGCCCGGCCGCATAACCGGATAGCGTCAACGTGCCGTTGATCGCCGTCAGCCGATAGGCGTATGAAACACGTAGCGTTGCCGCCTGCCCGGACAGCGCCAGCGTCCCGGCCACCGCAGGCAGCCGGCGACCGAGACGCAACGCCGCCGCACCACCAGTCAGCGCTAGAGATCCGTTTTGCGCCGCCAGCTTGCGCGACAGCCGAAACGTAACAGGCTGGCCCGATAATCTCAGCGCGCCATTGGTCGCGAACACTCCGCGGCCAAGGCGCAGCGCCGCTGTGCGGCCGGACAGCGTAAGCACACCCTGATCGGCGGTGCGGCTGTCCCAGTGCGCCTGATCCCATTTGCCTTGGTCCCATACATGATCCGGCACTGTGAACCTCCGACATCAGATGTTCTCCTCGACCGGATCAGGCCAGAAATACTGCCGCATCACGTCCTCGCCCTGAATGGCGTTGGCATCATAGCCCTCCATCACCGGCGCGCGCTCGATCAGGTCCCGCTCATTCGGCGGAATACCTCGTAACAACTGCTCACCCGGCGGTACCGGCCACGGCAGCGGAACCGTGTAGGCGTCCGGCACAGCGCTTGCCATTAGGATCGATGTGATGCGGTCGCGCTGTTCGCTCATGGCCCCGTCCCTCCCGGCGGCTGCTGCATCTTGAACTGCTGCATCGCCTGCCGCTCGGCCGCTTTCGCTGCCATGTCATGCCGGCGCATTGCGACTTGCTCGGATGCCAGCTGTGCCTTCTGCTGCGCAGCCTGCATGTCGACTTGCTTCTTAATCATGTCGGCTTGATGCTTCTCGCGGTCGGCCATCTGCTTGTGGTTGACCGTCTGTGCGCGCAACTCATCGTCCCGCGTCTTGCTCTGCATCTCGATCATCTTGATCTGCTTCTGCGTCTCCTGCTCGGTGGCGTGCTGGCGATCCTTCTGCGCCAGTTCCTCCTGCTTCAGCGCCGCGTCCTGCTGGTTCTTCTGCTTCTGTGCCTCCAGCTTCTGCTGCTCGACTTGCACCATAGCCTTGACCTTCTCGGCCTCGGGATCGGTTCGCGGCTGGTCGCCCTTCATCTTCATCTGCTCAATCAGATCATCGATCGCAGCATCCAAGCTGCGCCCGGCGCGATACGGCGCGGTGGCGAACTTCAGGATCTCGCCGCAGAACGGTGCCGTCTTGGCATCGGCCGTGATCATCTGCGATAGTTGCGGCAGCAACGTTCCCAACACTTGCACGAACTCGGTGCGCTGCTGCTTCTCCATCTGCTCATCGACCATGATCGTGCTGTCAGTCTCGATGTCGAGCGTGAACGACCGCGCTCGATTGTCCTTGAGAAAGTGCAACACCTGGTCGATCGTGGGTTTCTGTTGCAGCGCCTGAATGCTGTCCTGCATCTTCTGCTGCATCTGCTGGAACTGCTCCATCATCTGCTTGACTTGGTCCGGCTTCTGCTGCATCGCCTGCTGCGCCTGCGGCGTTTGCATCATCTGCTGCGCCTGCTGCTGCGCCTGGGTGGCCTGCTGCGTGATCTGCCTGATCTGCTGGTCGATCATCTTCTTGGTCGGCAGCTGGGTCTGCGACATTTCAATGATGGTTTCTTCGTCAAACTTCTCACTGATGATCTCCAACGAGATCTCGACCAAGTCTCTGGCGAGGCGAACCAGCTCCTGCTGCTTATCGCGGATCCTTGTCGATCCGTATTGGCTCTTGAGCCGCTGCGCGCCCAGCGTTTCATTGGGATCGGTCGCGCCGCGCATGATGTCGGACAGGCCCATGACTTGGTAGATGTCCTCGATCACCTGTTTGCGGAGCGCCACCAGCGCCGTGATCGTGGTCGCGATCATGTCGATCGGCAGCCAGACGATGACTTCTTTTGATCCGCCGAACGCTGCCCAATTGGAGATAGGGACGAGGACACGACCCGGCGTATGCGTTGCCATCGCGGTCTGTACCGCCTCGGCGATCTCGCTGCCGCCGGCCGGGTAAAAGCCCTTCGCCTCCAGCGCGTCCGACAGCGCGTGAATGCGGCCAGTCAGGAGGTTGATTTCCTCGAGCTGGTCACGGTACTGGAGCACGTCGGGCACAGGAACCAGAGACCCCCGCTGCACCGTTCCATATGCCGGCTTTGGGCAAGG